GTATATCCAGCAGGTACTGTATATGCGGCTATCTGTGTCTGATTACCTATACCTATACTAGCATAAACTGTAGTATTAGGCACTCCACCTGTAGCACCAGAAGACCCTATGTATATAACACCGCTAGTGCCTTCGTTAGAACCTGCTAGAGTAACAAAAGACCTATATATTCTTAAATACGACAACTGAGTAGCTACTTGTGTCTGTCCACTTAGAGTTATAGTTTCTTCTATCTCATTGTAGTCTTCATCTAGACCTTGTATGAGAATAGTTCTAGCTCCTGTACCAGTACCAGTGTCATTTGCGCTTGTACTACTTACAAACATAGTAACTGCATTATCTAACCATACATAGTCACCAGAATTACCCCAAACTGTTTCTTCTTGAGTATCTACATCTGGGTTATAACCAAACTTGTATAGAGTTCTATACCCTAATGTATGGCCTCTTGAGATAGCCAAATCAGTATGATCGTATATTCTTTTAGGCCAACCACCAAACATCTGCTGTACCACCTGTTCATATTGTTCGTTAGGGTCTGCGGCATCTTCTACATCTGGTCTACCTGTTAAGATACTACCAGCGGAAAATGAGTTAGACTGAGTTATAGATGTCGAGTTTAATACTGGGTTTCCAGTAACAATAGGAGATGCTGTACTTACCTCATCCTCTATTGCTGTAGCATTAGATACTATAGGAGAACCTGTATCAGTATTACCTGTAGTTAGTAAATGTAATTGACTTACAGTGGAAACAGAGACTATAGGTTGACCTGTTGTAATGTCTATTACGTTATTGACATGTACTTGGGTTATTGCAGTACTTTGAACTACAGGAGCAACAACTGAAAAGCTATTTGCACCTATATAGTTCTCATTGATAATAGGCTCACTAGCTTGAGTGAGTATTAAACTGCTATTTTCCTGTAGAATCCTGCTTGTCATGCTTAATGACCTCTATTATGCAGGATCAGGTATACCGATAGTAAATGACCCTAGTGAAAAAGTATTACCAGATGAAACAACTTGGCTTGCAGTAAGAGAACCGGTAGCTAGTAATCTTGAATTACCTGTATCAATTATTGCGTAGTGAGTTGCTGTACCGTTTCCAGTTATTGAGCCATCTGATATTGCGGCTACTACTACTTCACGTCCACCACCAGATCGGTCTGTAGGTGAAGCAATAGAAAGACTTGTAGAATTACCCAGAGTGTAAGTAGAAGAGGCTTCTGCGTAACTCGTAGCTTCTTGAGAAGTTAAGTCAATACGGTTAGCTTCTGTGTCTAAGACAGTAAGCCCATTATCTAGAACTCTATTATTTAAAGTTGCCATATTATTCCTCTACTTCTGGTTCTGGGGCTACAGTAACATTCGGATCGTAATCTAGTTCAGCTATATCCATAAGGTCTTGGATAACCTCTGGGTGATCACTGACGTTAATGTTTGCACCGTTAAGGTTGCGTAAGAAGGATGCAATCTCACGTAAGTCGTGAGGAGCAACATCACCAGCTTCAATAGTTGGCATTAAATCATAGTTCAGACCGTTCAACTCCCACAGTCGCTCGACCAACTGTTTGTTGAGAACATCTGTGATTGCTTGGATGTAACTCTCAAGCGCACGAAGGAACAGGTCTGTCTTCGACTTGGATAAGGCATAAGAACCGCCTTGAGATCCTAGCAGAAGAAACTCGGATAACATTGATCTTGCTATATCGTGCTGATACCTCTTTACGATAGGATCTATGTCTATATTACGTTTACCATTAGAAGCCATAAGTTCTATATCGACCAATCTTTGGTTAGTAGGAGAACCATCTTTGTCTGGATAGCTATCAGAAGGTAATATTATGTAACCTTGCTCGTTGAACTTAACATCTCTAAGGATCTGTTGTAAGTTTCCAACGAAACCTGATTGTGCGGCAGAAGCATCACCTGATAAGTACTCAGCAGGTATACGGGCTACTGGAATACCAGCTAACTCACGTTCTACTGCAATAGCTTCTATAGCTTGCAGATTATTAAGGTATTCATAAGAAGTATAAGCATTACGAAGAATAGAACGACCAGATGGGTCACCGTTAAGGCTAGTTGTTCTATAGTAAAGAGACTTATTAGTAGGTATATAGTTTCTACCGTTCTTATAACCTATCTCTTGCTCTATACCTAACACTTCACCAGTCTTACGGTCTACATCAAACTTACTTATAGTCCAAGGCGCACGAGCAGATATTTTACGAACACCAATACGTCCATCTGTAAACTTAGAGTGCTTCTTAGGTGATCTTTCTGTTGGACCTACACGTCTCTTATATATAACTTCGTTCCAGCTAAAGCCATACGACAAATTAGATATAGCTTCTGCTATGTGGTCATCAAGAGAATGTTCCATATCAACTAAGACACTCTCAACAAACTCTTTCTCTACTATAGCTTCAGGACTATCGTTTACTGCCTTTACGTGCAAGTCTACATCTCTCAGGATCTGCTCAACAGCATACATGACAGCACCAATAGTACTATCATTGTCACGCATCTCACGATACTTGCGTATAGCTTTCTTACCTCGAAGTTCAGGTAGGAACTCATCAGCACGTATCTGTCCATTATATGTGTTATCACCAGCTACACCTAATGTAGATTTAGCTTTTGATTCTGAGAGTTTCTTTACCATGACAATAATACTTCTATAGTTAACGTGAAAGTCCCTTAACACTAGAATAAGCGAGGGTCAATTTAGGTTTTGTGTATCCGTTGAGTGAGAGGTCAGTAATTGCCCATACTAGAGCATCTAATCTATCTGGGGAGCCAATCGACCCTAATGGTTCCCATGTTCGCATTTGTATTTCTAGTTCGTTAAGTGAAGCGTTATCTTTAGGGTTTGCAACATGCTTAACTAATCCACGCTCATAGAGTGCAGATATTGGTTCAGCCCTAGCAAATTTACCTCTAGATGCACGTACAGCTTTGTAAGGTACTGTGTCATCTTCACCATGTATAGTTGTTTTGACCATATCACCACCTTGATTTACCTCGGCGACAATACGATCAGCTTGATGTAAGTGATATAACTCTATTGCTTTAGAAGCCCAACCTTGAGGAGATAGTCTGTCAGTGTAATCGCCTAATACATAAGCAATACCATTAACATCTATACCTGCAACAACAATACCTGTCATATCACTCTCAGCATTAGAGGTGACAGCAGGGTCAAGGGCGACAACAATACGGGAAAGGTCTGGCACGTCATCTAACTTAACAGATGCATCGTCCAGCATGGCAGTTGTCCATAAAGCACCTTGTGCTTCTTCCAAGACTTCTGCGTAAAGCTCTTGCTTACCTAGTCTAGTACCTTCATACTGTTCTTTAACAGCAGTTAAGTACGTCTTAGCTAAGTTAGCAGAGTTATCAAAAGTAGACCCTGTAGTAATAATAGTCTTAGGGTCTTTAAGTATCTGGCGTATCAGTTTAGTTGGCTTCGGGGTGGTAGTCACCATGATACGAGGGTGCTTACCTAGACGCATACAAAACTGTAGCATCTGCCAAGTGTCTATATCTTTATTCCAAGCGGCTGTTTCATCACACCAAGCTAACTCAAACTGTGGACCACGAAGACGCTCAGGTTCCTCTGCGGAGAAGAACTGCACTTGCGCTCCATTCTCCCATGTTAGAGTTCTCTTTGTTGGCGACCATTCAGGGAAACCCATCTTCTTACCAGCATAGGTCTTATCACCTTTCCAGCATACCGATAGAAAGCCTGACTCTCCTTTAACCATAACTCGTTCTATATCTGAGTTAGTAGAAGCTACTGCGGCTATTCTCTTTACACCACCCTTAACTTGCTCTCTTACCCACTCTACTCCAGAACGTGTCTTACCAAAACCTCGACCAGCATTGATAAACCAAGTATTCCAATCATCTCCTGAAGGAGCTAACTGATTATCTCTAGCCCAGAAGTTCCAGTCGTGCTTTAGCTCTTCAACTTTACGTGGTCCTAATGCCTCAAACAGATCATTGACTTTGGACTTAGGTAGCTCACGTAGTGTGTCAGCCGTTATCTGTCTCTTCATCGGGTTCATTCTTCCCTAGTAACGACATCAAACTGTCTATAGCACTCTCGTCTAAGTCAGGGTCAACGTCTTGCTCAACTTCATTCACTGTACTGTTAGGCGACCAACCACCTTTAGATCTTAGGAAGAACTCTGCCGCCTTAAAGTCACCACCCTTAGCGGCCTCTACAACAACACTACCTATCTCTCCTACTATCTCAGCTTTAGTCTCAGCTATTAGGTTGCCATATAGTTTGTAGAATGTTGCTGTGCTAGAAGGTGCATCTTGATACTTCTGTATTGATCCAAGTATGTCTCTAACTGCAACACCATTCTTTATACCAGCTACAACTTTCTTAGCTATAACTTCACTATACTTCTTAGCAGGTATCATAATAACTTCTCTCATAAAGCCCAACAGGGCGTCGATCTTTAGATCTATATATATACAACCCATCGGCATGACCACATCTAATACAACTAAGTGGAAAGGTTCGTCATGGTTGGGAAGGGAAACTGAATAGCTACTACTTAAGTATATACTTACGTTCTCTAACTAGTCAGTTATATATATTAAGTAGTTATAATCTGATAGTGAGAAACTTAAGTAGTGCCTCTTATGTATATATAATGTCTAAAATACGTAAAGTGCAAGGTAAGTATTACAACTATTTTACAAGTTGTTGAAATCTAATGATTCTTTTTTTTTGTTGTAGTATACTTAAGTGGGTAGCGCATGTCAAGTCCTTGTGTGTAGCCCTGTTGTAATGACTCCGTGTAGTATAGCTATAATGTACGCTTATGTGACAAAATGACGCAATAACTAACTTTTTTTTGTTTTCGGATATAAGGTGTGTTACCACGTCCATAAAACGAATCACTTTATGATTTTAAGGTTCCACGAATCACTTTTGTCAAGCACAATCGTATACCTTAGTGAAAATAAAGGACTTGACACAAGTTTTTCCTTGACGAGAGGAGCGAATCGGCAGGCATATAACGAATCGTTTAAGGGCAATGTATTAATACAAGTGTTATAATATAACATAACATTCACAAGCTATACCATTGACTACCAACGAAAAAAGACTCACGCAAACTAATGCATGAGTCCCTTGGGAGTCTATTTAAACTGTTATAACTTAGTTAGTTAGTTGTAGCGCCTATATCAAAAGATAAATACGGGTATTGCTTTTTACACTTGGCGAGTCTTTCAATAGCGCGTTGGTGACTCTTCTCAATGTAGTATGCAAACAACTTGCCACAACTATATATATTCACTCTATATTCCATTATTGTACAATCTCCTTAGCTTTATGCTTACTTGTACCATGTGCTACAATGGCAATTGATTTAGATGATTTCGTGCTATTGCCCCCGCATAATTTACAGGCGTTACATTGCACCCGCCGGCCGGCTTCTTTGCTTGCGGGACAAAGGATCTCTTTACCTTTTACGATATCGCCTAGGTCTGTAATGACTCGGAACGTCCGCCGGCCGTTGTTCCAATG